GAGAGGGTACTATGGAGTTTAAAGACCGGCGTCTCAGCCTACTCACATAAAGTTTAAAATCAACATCTTGATGCTATCGCATCTATACCATACTACTTTTAAATTAGTAGGAACGCAGGGTGCAAATCGCTAGGCAACTTAGATGTACCGTGGTATAATACCACGCATGATACGGATAGACTATGAGGATTTATAGATGGGCAGGAATCCAGCAATACTAGATACATCCTTAATGCTTGACCTTCTTGCAGATGGGATGAACAAGAAAGAAGTGGCAGATATTATTGGCTGCTCTCCTCCGACTATTTCCGCCAAGATAGCTGAACTTCGTGAAGACGAAGCTTCTCTCCTTGCTTATGATAAGAATAAATACCTCGATCTTATCGGAGTTCAGCAAAGAATCCTCGCTAATGTAACTGATGAGAAGTTGGCGGAAGCTCCTGTACAGCATCTTGCATCTGCTTACTCTAACTTTGGTAAGATGCTTCAGTTGGATCAAGGGAAACCTACTGAGATTCATGGACTTATGGGATATTTGATGAAGTTGGAGCAAGAAGATATTGCTAAGAAAGAAGCGGATAATGCTAAGACAGATGTTATTGACGTTTCCCCTACTTCTACTGAGCCTATACAACTTGAGTTGGAGCTATAATATGAGTTATCTTGATTTTATTGCAGATAAGATTGTTTATGCTGGTGATAAGACAAGAGATTATCTTAATAAGAATTGGAATGCTGGTATTGGTGGTAAGGTAAACTCTGGTTCTTTAAACCAACCTGCTGTAGCTATTCCTAAATCATCTGACTTTCACTTTAACGATACTACATCTTGGAATAAGGGAGAAAGAAATAATAAATCTGGAAAGTTCTCTAGGCCATTGCTTGACTACATTGGTAATGAAGCTGAGAAGAGAGGGATTCCTAGACATATTCCTCAGGCTATGGCAATAGTTGAAACTAATGTTGGTAAGGATATTGATAAAGAAACTAGACGTTCACTTAAAACTAATCCACTTAGAATTAATTATGATAGAGTAGGTTTACCTATTCCTGACTATAAATCAAAAGCAAAAGAAACTTTTCCACAAACATTTGCTTATAAAGCAATTACATCTTCTACAGTGAAAGATGATTATAAACGTAAAGCTTTAGATGCTGCGTTTGATAAACATCTATTAGATGTGCATCAAAAAACTACTATTAATGATGCACTTGACTATCTAAGTAAAGGATTTAAGAAATATCCTACAAATACTACAAAAGCAATACAATTTTATAATGGTGAAGGATATATTCCTGCTGGACACTATGGTTCTAAAGTGCCTATTCATATGGGAAAGAATCCAGTATATGGTAAGAAGATACTTGAATATGTAGAAGCACTTAAGAGAAATCAAGATAGTTTATAGGTGAGTAATGTCTTTGTTAACTAGTGCAATTAAAGGACTGGCTGGAGTTGCTAAATCAGATGCTTTGAAAGAAGCGGAGAGATTGCTTGCTCCTAAACCTGGGTTCTATTCTAAGCTGGAAGAAGCAATCACTGGCCTTAACTTTACCAAGATGCCTTCTCAGCAATTAAGAAAGACTATGGAAGGAAGGCAGGTTTCTCCGCTGGAATACGATAATGTGCTAGGGCAGATGGAAGGTACTGTTAGCAAAGAAGAAGTTATGGGAATGATTGGGAAGAATAAGACTGAGTTGAAGGATGTTGTGTTGGGAGAACCTAGAATAACAGAAAAAGTTAATATGTCTCCAGACAGAGCTTATGGTTTATATAAGGAAGGAATGATATCTGCTGATGATTATGCACAAGCAGAAAAAACTGGATTTATAGAAAAAAGTATAAAAAGACCAGTTCACTACGAACAATACTCAGAACCCGGATATGTTCCTGGTTCTTATAGAGAAAGATTTGTGACAGTTCCTCCTAAAGAAGGACAGATAGAATGGAGAGACGGTCACTCAGCATACTCAAACATTCATAATCCAGTAGTGAGGATTAGGTATAATGATAGGATTGTTGACTTACCTAAAGAATCTTATTCATTTACTGATTGGAAGAATAAAGTACAAAAAGCTTATCCAGATGAAACTCATACTGACAAAGGTTGGAATAAACTTTATAAAATATCTAATGGAACTATGTCAAATAAGTATATAAAAGGAAAACGAATACTCTTTGTTGAGGAGATGCAAGGTCCTAGTAAAGAGAACCAAGATAAGATGCCTGAGTACTTAAGGAAGCGTATCTATGACATTGGAGTAAAGAGAGTACTTGCACTTGCTAAAGAAAAAGGGTATGATGGAGTTGCTTGGACTACTGGAGAGATGCAGGCGAGTAGGTATGATTTGAGTAAACAGATATCAAATGTAGAAGCGTATGCAATGGCAAACGGTATGTACTACAATATTTTTGCCAACGATCTCAAGGGGATACGCGTTATTGCACAGCACGATGTTCCCGTTGCCAAACTTCCTGACTTGGTAGGAAAAGAGTTAGCGGAAAAGATAGTTAATTCTAAATATAAACGAAGTGAATTTTCTGGTCTCGACCTCAAAGTAGGTGGTGAAGGACTCAAATATCTCTATGATAAACAACTTCCTTCTTTGTTTAAGAAGTATGGGAAGGGAGATGTTAAGGAACTTAAACTACGTACTTTTGATGGAGTTGAAAAAGAATCTAAATTAACTTCTGTTCCTTATCTCCCCATCACAGAAAAGACTCCGTCTCGTCACCCAATATACTCAATGATTCCTCCGACTTTAGCTGGAATGACAGCGATGTACAGAACAGGAGAAGGCAATGCTCAGTGACGCAGTCTTAAATAGATTTAAAATATGGAGAGAGGATGCTATTCTCTTTGTCAATGAGGTACTCCTTGTCAACAAACCTCATATTAAGATAACTGCGCAGCAAAAACAATTCCTCTCCGAACTTCCCAGAAAGAAAAGAATATCAATCAGGTCAGGTCATGGTACTGGTAAAGACGCATCAGCTTCATGGGCAGTGTTGTGGTTCCTGTCGACACGCATCTACGCCAAAGTAGTGTGTACCGCTCCTACTGCCCGCCAGTTAAATGATATTCTCTGGTCAGAAATTTCCAAATGGATGAGAGATTCTGCTATTGCTGATGAGTTCGTTATCCAAAGTGATAAGATTTTCTACAAAGGAGCTCCGAAAGAGTGGTGGGCAAGGGCAGTTTCTCCGTCGGTAAAGGCTGATCCCGCCGACCAAGCTGAAACATTGGCAGGTTTTCATGGTGACCATCTCCTTATTATTGTTGATGAAGCGTCAGGTGTTGAAGACCCAGTGTTCATACCCATTGAAGGAGCTATGACACAGGAAGATAATAGGGCTATTCTGATAGGTAATCCAACTAAGAACAAAGGATACTTCCATGACACACAGTTCCACCCAGAAATCAGCAAACAGTGGTTCAGATTACATTGGGACAGCAGAGATTCTGAGAATGTTAAGCCAGAATATGCTGTTTATATGGCGACTAAATATGGGGTTGACTCGAATGTGTTCAGAATTCGTGTTGCGGGAGAACCGCCGCTGGAAGACGAAAGAACGCTTATACCCCTCCACTGGGCGGAGCAGTGTATTGGAAAGGATATTGAGGTAGATGAGGAAGAACCCATCTATTTGGGTGTTGATGTTGCTCGTTATGGGGAAGATAAGAGTATTATTCTTCCAAGGCATGGACTGAGAATTCTTCCCTGGATAGGATTTCAGGGAATGAACACTATAACACTGGCTGGTCATGTACTACAAACCTATCAAGATGTAAATGCCGAAGGTTGCGTTGTTGATGTTATTGGAGTAGGGGCAGGTACTGCGGATTACCTCAGGAAAAAGAATATGCCTGGGTTGTTTGATGTTAATGTTTCCTGGGCATCATCAGATCCCACCAAGTATGCGTTGCTGAGGGATGAACTCTGGTGGAGAGTCAGAGAGAAGTGTATGTACGGTTACTATTCTTTTCCAGATGTGAAGATTCCAGGTGAGACTTTAAGTCTTGGACAAGAGATTGCTAATGAATTATCTACTCCATTCTATGAGTTTAACAGGAACGGAGCCATCAAGGTTGAATCTAAAAAGGATATGAAGAAAAGAGGTATTCCTTCTCCGAATATTGCAGATGCTCTTGGCCTTACTGAGTATTTCTACTCTGTTGCTACTAAGGTATTCCGAAAGAAAAAGGTACAGTTTGATAGAAGCAGGCAGTACAATAAACCTGGCTATTTTAATATTGGTAGAAAGGTTCCTGGGTGTGATGACTGGCAGGTTCTTTAAGCAACGTCAAAATTTTACATTGATTAGCAGGAGGG